GTTGGGTGTTCTTGCTCAGCGGATCACGTGATCAGCTTGAGTGCGCGTTTTGGGAGCGGGTCGCGTGCCCCGTTACCCAAGTTGGAGTGTGCATACTGGGTGCCGACGTCGGCAGTCAGTACCCCCCCCGCCTCCAGCCGCTGCCAGCTGTAGTGCCGCCCCTCGCACATGGACAGCTGGATGCACACGGTATGGTCGGACCACCCACTGAAGTCAGTGATTGCGGGCTTGCCGATCATACTGTTTGGCTTTTGCATAGGAATTCTTTGCGTGTGGACAGGGTCCTACTGCTGCTTGAAGTACCGGGATTACTTGACTTACACGTACAAGCGGCGTAGACGGGAGTGCCTTGTGTACAGAGGCCTTACCATTCCCTGGTGCGCTACATGTACCCCCGGATTGCGCAAAATTAACATGTGCTGCAAGGTTCCACCGAAGCCTGGGGAGGACGCCACAATTTTCACACAAAAGTTCCTGCTGGATAAGACGTGCAACCGATGCGCGCCAGTTAGGGACTGTGTGGGCCGTGTGTCTGATTACATCACGGGTCAGCGTGAGCAGGTGTTAGCTGAATGGGAAACGGATGCAGCCACTTATCACAGGCTCTACGATTATTCCAGCCAGCTTTTGTCCACGTCGGAGCGGGATGTGCATTCAAGTTTGACGACGTTCATTGATCGGACGAAATACAACGAATATGACGCGTCACTATTTGCACATTTCATTGGCACGATCCAAACGCTCGTGGACACACCTTACCACGCTCCCACGAATCGCCTGAGTTGTTGTGAATGGATACGCTACATGCTCTCAGGACGAACGTACTGTGCCCACACTGAAAGCTTCATGATGGCTAGTCCAATTAAGCCAAAAGTGAGCGTGGTTGTAGCATTACGATCGGCGCCCAGCGCACAGCCTCCGCGCGCCCCACCACCGCCGGATGAAGAAAATCCACCAGAGCGGCCACCATCGGCGCAGCCGCTCCTTGGGGATGTGGCAGGGACGCCGCGGACTGGTAGTACAGCAGTGGGCACCGAGCCAGACAATGCATCCACTGACTCACAACACAATGCCAACTTGCTAGCAATCAGTCAGGAGCCGCCACAAGAGCGGACTGAAGGGTCACTCCCAGCGGATTTAAGGGCGTGGCTTGATGCAGCAAGGAGGCATGGATGGCGCGCCCCACAGTCCCTACTTCTGGTGCATGATTCTGCAGCTTTTGATTATTTTAGCGCATGGGGTCCTATGTATCGTTCCTTCAGGGATCTGGAGCTTGAACATAAGCAACCAGAGGAGGCACCATACATCAAGGCACCAGCTGGAGCGAAAGCGGTGGCGGTCTTTGGTCCTGCAGCCCAGGTTGTTGGCCCCGTTTTCAAAGCTCCAACCGTGTACTCCACCGACAAATACAACGTATCCGCTGCCGCAAGGAAGCGCCTTGTCCCGGAGGATTTTGGCGGTTCGCCAGTTCTCTACCAGCCAGCCACTGACACTGCCGCCATCTTTATGCAATTTATTGATGCGGTAGACAGTGAGCTGTTCACGACGGAGAACATTGGTAAACATTTCGTCAAGCTGTTTGGTGGAAAGGACTGGGGAGACGTGGATGTTTCCAAGTTCAACCACTTAACGGTCCTTAGTGAGCTGAACAACTTCAGGGGACGCCTTCACAACCTGCGTATACCAAGGCGTGAGATGAATGTGAAGTGCGAGACTGTCTATGCCGACGGGAAGTTCCCGAGGCTTGTGCAAGACAATACCCTGAAGATACTTATCATGTCGTATGCCCCAGCTCAGGTGTTCTCCCACATTTTGTTTGACCCTGATGGACCATTTTATTTGAGGTCCATCAAGGGCAGGGACAGGGCGGAGGTGCTGGACTTCGTGCATCGCCAGTTTTCTGTGTCAACCAAACCGCTGTGTTGTCTTGAGGTTGATCAGACTGGGATGGAGAAGCAGGAGAGGTCGGCCATCTTGGAACGTATCTACAAGATCATTAAGAAGGTGTGCCG